TCTAGCATCCCTCTCATATTCGTTAATTTATATTCATGTCCGAATTGTCGGAATAATGTCCTAGTCTGTCCAAATAATGTCCAAATCTCAGTCGGTGAAGATAGAAACAAAATCTTCTAAAATTAAATTGTAAGGTTGAATAGGACATTGAGGCTCTTGGTGGACAAGATTCCACTTGCGTAGAATCAGGTTCAATTAGGCTGATTCGCACTTAATCATACTCTATTATACAAGATGCGTGCAGAACTTACAACACTATTACAAAAAAGTTCAGAAAAATTTGAAAAGTTCAGATTGCCGAATCAACTAAATGTTTTATGTCAAATAGGGTCGGACGACAAATTTTCAGTTGCTATAAATGGTCCGCAATTGACTTTGATACAACGGGACTGTGAATTACCTTAGAGCATCCTATCAAGTCATAATTTAACCATACGCTCTCAAAAGAGAGAGACAATTAGTCCGCAGGAGCCGCGGAACATACGGCTCTGAAAATATATCAACATCGCTGAGATGGCCATTAAGCGGTGGAGGTTACATAGAAGTTTCAGGAGCGGTGATAAAGACCGCCTCCTGAGCGTCGATGTATCACCACCTTACTTTATTGCGCCCATTTTCGGCACAAAGGGGTCTGTGTACATCGTATGCAGGCCCTTCTTTTGCTTCCTCCACCGCTTGCATCCAGCAAATCACAGGAGGAATGCAAAATGAAAAATTCTAAGAAAAACCAAACCATTACCTACACTTACTGGCGTTGGGATGAGGAATCAAAAAGAACTCTCCCTATCACCATCACCGCAGGCCAAGATGGCGTAACTGAAGAGCATATTATCATGCTCAGTGATTTCGACCACGCAGCTGACCTTGGTGACCGCTACGAAAAAGAAAACCGCGATTATGAAACAGAGAACAAAAAATCTAAGTTTGAAACCGATCCTGAAAATTCAACCGGTGACCCTATTGAAAACCTTGAAACCAGTGCTACCGACCCCGCTCATATTTTGTTCGAAGAAAAAGTGGACGTGCCTAATCCACTCGTTGAACAGTTGCTGACGCTGATGGAGAAACTCACTCCCCAGCAAATCGACCTTATTTATGACCTTTTTGGCAGTGGCCGCCAGCTTACTGAAATTGCCAACGAAGAAGGCGTATCAACTACAGCAATCCATAACCGCAAAAGTAAAATTATCGCCCGCTTAAGGAAACTGTTCGCAGAGCAAGGCATCCTCTAAGACCGCTTAACTACTGCCTTTTGGGAGGGGGTTAATAAATTCGGCTATTAGTAGAGGAAGAGATAAGACGCTACTGATAGCCACCCTTCCTCCGGGTGCAGACCCGTCTGACTCAGGAGGTAAAGCCTATGAATCTGCAACACAAAGTGCAAATCAATGTTGCACGAAAAGATGGCTCTCAAAAGAAAGCCGTCATCAAAAGCGGGGTCAGCAAGATACCGCAAAGACTACTGAATTTTCTTTTCGGTGAGTTTACCGAGGTTTTGGTACTCACTCCCGGACAGAGTGTTCAGTCGGTAGAAATCCATGAAATTGGGGAAGGAGGAACTGAACATGAGCCGAATCAAACTGCTTCTTGATGTGGTGAACGACATGGAGTCGCTGACAGAAAGTCTGCGCATCTTGGCAAATGCTATCGCAAGCGATGAACCTTCAGCCAAATCTGAAGAAAAGCCACCCACTCAAGAAACACCGGAAGCTAAGCCTGCCGCAAAGGCCATCTCTGTTGAAGATGTCAGAGCCGTGCTTACACCTATCAGTCAAAGCGGAAAAACTGCCCAGGTCAAGGAACTTCTTATAAAGCATGGCGCAGACCGTTTAAGCGACATTGACCCCAGCAAGTACGAGGCCCTCCTTGCGGATGCGGAGGTACTTGCCAATGGGTAGACACGCAGTCCTTTCCGCATCCAGTTCCCACAGGTGGACAAAGTGTACCCCTGCCGCCCGGCTTGAATTGGAATTCGATGATACCCAGTCTCCTGCCGCTGCCGAAGGAACCGCTGCCCATGCTTTAGCTGAACACAAGCTACGCAAGGCACTAAAAATGCGAAGTAAAAAGCCTATCTCTCCCTTTGATTGTGATGAGATGGACGAACACACGGATGCTTTTGTGAGTTTTGTACTTGAGCAACTGGAACTGGCAAAGCAGTCCTGCTCCGACCCACTGGTGCTGATTGAACAGCGTCTGGATTTCTCCAAATATGTGCCGGATGGCTTTGGCACAGGCGACTGCATCCTAATCTCTGATAAGACCCTGCACATTATTGATCTGAAATATGGTATGGGGATTCTGGTAAACGCAGAACACAACAGCCAAATGATGCTCTATAGTCTCGGTGCCTTAGAAATCTATGACAGCCTTTATGACATTACAGAAGTTTCTATGACCATTTTCCAACCCCGTAGAGAAAATGTCAGCACATGGACTATTCCGGTGGATGAACTGAGAGACTGGGCGGAATACGAGTTAAAGCCAAAAGCTGACCTCGCATTTAAGGGCGAAGGCGAATATTGTCCCGGAGACTGGTGTACCTTCTGCCGTGCTGCTGTGAAGTGTCGTGCAAGAGCCGAAGAAAAACTGAAACTAGCGCAATCGGAGTTCCGTCTCCCACCGCTTTTAACAGATGTTGAAATTGAGGAAGTCTTAGGGAAATTAAGTGACATTACCAAATGGGCAAATGACCTGCTTGCCTACGCTACTGATGCCGCCGTCAACCACGGAAAAGAGTGGTCTGGCTACAAGGTTGTTGCAGGCAGAAGCATCAGAAAGTTCAAAGATGAAGATGCCGTTGCCGAAGCCGCAAAAGCAAGTGGCTACAAGGATATCTACAAGCAGAGCCTTATCACTCTAACAGAATTTGAAAAGCTGATGGGCAAAGCCAAGTTCAATGAGGTTCTCGGTGACCTCACATATAAACCACCGGGCAAGCCGACTCTTGTTCCTGTTTCGGATAAGCGGCCGGTTCTCAACGTATCAAGCGCAATTAACGAATTTAATGAAATTATGGAGGATTGAATATCATGGCAAATCAGAAAAACAGTAAAACAAAGGTAATAACTGGTCCAAATACCCGTCTTAGCTATTTCCACGGCTGGGAACCCGTATCCATCAACGGTGGCGCTGAAAAATACAGTGTTTCCGTACTTATTCCAAAGTCCGACAAAGAAACCTTAAAAGCTATTGAAGTTGCAGTAGATGCTGCGATTGAAGAAGGCATCTCAAAATTCGGAGGCAAGAAGCCAAATAAGGCTGCAATCAAACTTCCCCTTCGCGATGGCGATATCGAGCGTGATGACGAAGCGTATAAAGGGCACTTCTTTGTTAACGCCAACAGCACTACCGCTCCGCAGATTGTGGACAAATCAGTCAAGCCTATTCTTGACCGCAGTGAAGTCTACAGCGGTTGCTACGGCAGGGTGTCACTCAATTTTTACGCTTTCAATTCTAACGGTAACAAGGGTGTTGCCTGCGGTCTTGGCAATATCCAGAAGATTAAAGACGGCGAACCCCTCGGCAGCAGATCCTCTGCAACTGATGACTTCACATCCTTAGAAGATGACGATTTCCTTGCATAGGCAAAATGATTCTCACGGTGGGCGGCGGAGCTTTTCCGCCTCCATTACCGTGTCAGGAAGGATGTGATTATTTGAAAGCTATCAGTATTGATATAGAAACTTTTTCTTCTGCTAACCTCACTAAGTGCGGTGTTTACCGCTACTGCGAATCACCTGACTTTGAAGTATTGCTCTTTGGCTATTCCGTTGACGACGGTGAAGTACAGGTTATAGACCTTGCCTGTGGAGAGAAAATCCCTCTGGATATTATATCCGCTTTATCTGACCCCACCATTACAAAATGGGCTTTCAATGCACAGTTTGAGCGTATCTGCTTATCCCGTTTTCTTGGATTTTCTGCAGGCACTTACCTCGACCCTACAGGATGGCATTGCACAATGGTCTGGTCGGCTACGCTCGGCCTTCCACTTTCACTTGAAGGTGTAGGTGCAGTTCTTGGGTTAGAGAAACAGAAACTCCAGGAAGGTAAAAGCCTCATTAAATATTTCTGTGTTCCTTGCGCCGCTACCAAAACAAACGGCGGACGTAGAAGAAACCTGCCACAGCATGATAAAGAAAAATGGGAAACTTTAAAAGCCTACAACAAGCGTGATGTGGAAACAGAGTTGGGCATTCAAGAAAAGCTCTCCAAGTTCCCGGTATCGGATACGGAATGGAAAAATTACAGCCTCGACCAGATCATCAACGACCGTGGAATTACCCTTGATATGGATTTTGTAGAACAAGCTATTTGCTGTGATGAGGTTACAAAGACAAGGCTCCGTAGTGTCATGCAAAGCCTTACAAATCTTGATAACCCTAATTCCGTACAACAGATGAAGGAATGGCTCGCCGACAACGGTCTTGAAACAGATACCCTCGGTAAGGCAACCGTAGCAGAACTAATAAAGAACGCTCCTCCAGATTTAGCAGAAGTCCTCTCACTTCGACAGGAGCTTGCCAAATCATCGGTCAAGAAATACACCGCTATGGAAAATGTGGTCGGAAAAGATGGCAGAGCCAGAGGGCTTATCCAGTTTTACGGTGCCAATAGAACCGGCAGATATGCAGGCAGGCTTATACAGGTGCAAAACCTACCGCAAAACCATCTGCCTGATTTAGAAGATGCAAGAAACCTTATAAAATCCGGTTTGTTCGATGCTGTGGATATGCTCTACGACAGCACCTCCGGTGTTCTCTCCGAACTCATCCGCACAGCATTTGTGCCAAAGGACGGCTCCCGCTTTATTGTTGCAGACTTCTCTGCAATTGAAGCCCGAATCATCGCCTGGTTTGCAGGTGAGAAATGGCGAATGGATGTCTTTGAAAACGGTGGTGACATTTACTGTGCATCCGCATCTCAAATGTTCCATGTGCCGGTTGAGAAAAACGGTGTTAACAGCCACTTACGGCAAAAAGGCAAAATCGCAGAACTCGCTCTGGGCTATGGTGGCTCCGTTGGCGCACTCAAAGCAATGGGTGCTTTGCAGATGGGTGTTTTAGAGGAAGAACTCAGACCCCTTGTTAATGCCTGGCGTCAGTCCAATCCCCGCATCGTAAAGCTATGGTGGGATGTGGACAAGGCAGCAATGACAGCAGTCAGGCAGAAAACAACAACCGAAACACACGGCATACGCTTTAGCTATCAAAGCGGAATGCTCTTTATTACTCTCCCATCTGGCAGAAATCTTGTGTATGTAAAACCGAGAATCGGAATCAACCAATTTGGCTCGGATGCCATTGATTATGAAGGTGTCGGTGGCACTAAGAAATGGGAACGCATCGAAAGCTACGGCCCCAAGTTTGTGGAAAACATCGTGCAGGCCACCGCCCGTGATATTTTGGCGGAAGCCATGCTGCGTCTCTCCGCTTGCGGTTTTGAGATTGTCATGCACGTTCATGATGAAGCCGTTCTTGAAGTACCGGCAGGCATTTCCTCTGTTGATGAAGTTTGTCGAATTATGGCGGCAAAACCCAAATGGGCCAGCGGACTGCTCCTTAGTGCCGATGGCTTTGAATGTGATTTTTATAAAAAAGATTAGGAGGACAGTTATGAATAAGGATTTTCCAAAGTGCAATACGCACATTGATTGTTTCGCAAATAAAGAAGGTTGCTGCATCGCTTTAAAATCAGAAGGTTTCTCAGATGTCGACTGCAGCTTCTATAAAACAAAACAAGAAGTTGAAGAAGCAAGACTTAAATGTTACAGGCGTCTGGTGGAAATCGGACGAGAGGATTTGATTGAAAAGTATGGAGGGCGAATTACTCATGAGCATAAACAAATTTAACGCTGAAGGCTACTACGATCCAACAGCATACGAAGCTTTGACCAGAATTGAAAGGGAGTCAAGAAAGATGCCCTTCAGACCTCTTGTATATATCTGCTCCCCTTATTCCGGGGATGTGGAGGAAAACGTGAAAAAAGCACGGGAGCACTGCCGCTTTGCACTTAACAAAGGCTGTATTCCCATTGCAATGCATCTGTTCCTGCCTCAATTTATGGATGACAACAATCCCAAGGAGCGTGACCTTGCCCTCTTTATAGATTTGATCATTATGGGCAAGTGCCAGGAAGTATGGGTATTCGGTGGCCGCATATCTGACGGAATGGCTATTGAGATTGCAAAAGCCAAGAAACGTGGTCAGGGGGTTAAATTTTTCGGCTTAGATTATAAGGAGGTATCAGAATATGCGTGATTTAGCAATCGCATACGGCAACAGCTGTTTTGCAAAGAACTGGTCAAATAAGACCATTACCTTTGAAGAACTCTGCAGCCGTCTTGAACACACAATCCGCACTTCCGAAACGGCCGAGGAATATCCTAAACTGCCCAAAACGGAGCGCGACAGAGTAAAAGACAAAGGCGGCTTTGTAGGCGGTCACCTCAAGGATAACAGGCGCAAACGCGAGAATGTGGCCTACCGTTCCATGCTGACCCACGATGCCGATCATGCGGACAAGGATTTTATTTCAAGCTATGAGACGGAGCATAAATATGCTTCCTGCCTATACACCACACACGGACACACCCCGGAAGCACCGAGGGTTCGTATCATCGTTCCATTAACAAGAGATGTTACTCCAGATGAATACATCGCAATTGCCCGCTATTTCTCGAAAGAACTCGGCATGGATATGTTTGACGAATGCAGCTACCGACCTCATCAGCTGATGTACTGGCCTACTACACCTTCAAATGGTGAGTATGTTTTCAAGTACTGCGATGGTGAATGGCTCGACCCAGATAAGTTTTTAGCCCAGCATCCAAATTGGCGGGACTGCTCTCTTCTTCCAACATCATCAAGGGAAAGCAAGGTTACTGAAACTTCCGGAAAACATCAAGAGGACCCCCTTGAAAAGTCCGGCATCGTTGGAACCTTCTGCCGAACATACAGCATTAAAGAAACCATTGAGAAGTTTCTATCAGATGTTTATGCTCCTTCAGCTATGGCTGGCAGGTACGATTACATTCCTGCTGACAGCAGTGCAGGTGTGGTTATTTACAATGATAAGTTTGCTTATTCCCACCATGCTACCGACCCGGCTTGTGGTCAGCTTATGAACGCCTTTGATATGGTTCGAGTTCATAAGTTTGGCAGACTGGATGATAAGGCATCGGCAGAAACCCCTCCCAGCAGGCTGCCCTCCTTTAAGGAAATGTGCCAGTTTGCTGTGGAGGATGACAAGATAAAACTTGCGATTGCTCTGGAGCGTCAACAGGATGCATTAGAAGAATTTTCAGATGATACAGACTGGCTTTCACGCCTTGAATATGAACCACGCTCCAAGGTGCTGAAGAACTCCCTTCGCAACCTTACGCTGATATTAGAAAACGACCCCAACTTAAAAGACATCGTATTTAATCAGCAGCTGGACGGCATGGAGATTAAAGGCGAAGTTCCATGGAGTCATCCCAGCAAGTTTTGGAGAGACGCAGACGATGCGCAGCTAATCAGCTACATCGACAGGCACTATGGCACCTTCTCTGCAAGAAATTATGAAATTGCAGTTGCAAAGGTAACAGATGACCGCTCCTATCATCCCATCCGTGAGTACATTGACAGCTTGCCGGAATGGGATGAAGTGCAGCGGGTGGATACGCTGCTCATTGATTATCTTGGTGCGGATGATAACGAATATGTCCGTGCTGTGACAAGGAAAACACTCTGTGCCGCCATTGCCAGAGTGCTGAATCCCGGCTGTAAGTTTGATTCCATGCTTGTGCTAAACGGCCCCCAGGGTGTTGGGAAAAGCACCCTCATATCTAAACTTGCCGGTGAATGGTTCTCCGATAGTTTAAATCTTAGTGATACCAAGGACAAAACTGCTGCTGAAAAGCTGCAGGGTTACTGGATTCTTGAAATCGGTGAGCTGGCTGGTCTTAGAAAAGCCGAAGTAGAAACTCTCCGCTCCTTCATCTCAAGGCAGAACGATATCTATCGTGCTTCTTTTGGCAAACGTGCCACCCCGCATTTAAGGCAGTGTGTGTTTTTCGGCACTACTAATGCCGAGTCCGGCTATCTTCGTGATACCACGGGCAACCGCAGATTCTGGCCTGTGAAAACGCCAGGCGGTGCAACAAAACATTCATGGCAGCTTTCCGCATATGAGATTCAGCAAATTTGGGCAGAAGCCCTTGTCTATGTGAAGAAAGGCGAAAAGTTGTATCTGGGCAATGCCGTTGAAAGGTTAGCAAAGGCTGAGCAACGTGAAGCTTTGGAATCAGACGAGCGTGAAGGCTTGGTGCGTGAATACATTGACACCCTTTTGCCAGATGACTGGGACAGCATGGATTTGTTTGAACGCAGGAATTTCTTAAACGGCAGTGAGTTTGGAGGTGAAAGGCGGACTGGCACTATAAAGCGAGAATCCGTCTCCAATATGGAAATCTGGTGCGAGTGTTTCGGCAAAGAAAGAGCTAACCTGCGCCGTATCGATGCTAATGATATCTCCGCTATTGTCACCCGCATCGGCGGCTGGGAACGCTCCAAAATTAAAATTCGCATACCACTTTACGGGCCCCAGTGGGTTTATGTGCCTAAGCCCTGTTCCAAGGATTGAACTCTTCGCGGGGAGCAGTTTGGAACTGTTCCCAAGTTCCGATTTTGTGCCGAAAGTTCCACGCTATGCTCCCCATCGGAACTACCAATAAAGCCTTGCAAACAGGCACATATAAACACACGCTGTTCCATTGTTCCAATCAATATTATTAAAAATAAAAGATAAGTAGATATAGGGTATATATAGCATTTTTAATAAATAGGGGTTTTTCGGTACTTCGGAACATTCGGAACGGCGGGAAAGGAAACTGATATGTCAGAAAAGACGATTGAATATAAATTGAAATCCAAAGTAAAAGACATGGGCGGCATAGCATTTAAGTTTACTGCTCCCGGTATCAATGGAGTGCCTGACCGCCTGGTGCTTTTACCCTATGGGAAGTTAGCCTTTATAGAACTTAAAGCACCGGGCAAAGAAATGCGCCCCTTGCAAGTACACAGAAAAAGGCAACTGGAAGCGTTAGGGTTTTTAGTTTACTGCATTGACAGTATAGACCAGATTGGAGGTGTGCTTGATGCAATACAATCCTCATGAATATCAGAAATATGCAACTAACTTCATACTGGAGCATCCGGTATCCGCCATTCTACTTGATATGGGTCTTGGAAAAAGTGTGATAACCCTGACAGCCATAACCGACCTTCTCTTTGACAGCTTTGATGCACATAAAATTCTGGTTATAGCACCCCTTCGAGTGGCTCGTGATACATGGCCTGCTGAAATAGAAAAATGGGATCATCTTCATAGCCTTACCTATTCCGTGGCAATCGGCACAGAACAGGAACGAAGAAACGCACTCATGGCCAAGGCAGATATTTATCTCATCAACCGTGAGAATGTGGACTGGCTCATAAATAAAAGCAATCTCCCGTTTGACTTCGATATGGTGGTCATCGATGAGTTGTCCTCTTTCAAATCCTACAGTGCAAAGCGGTTTAAAAGCTTACTAAAAGTCAGACCTAAGATTAAACGCATTGTAGGTCTTACGGGTACTCCCTCCAGTAATGGACTTATGGATTTATGGGCGCAGTTTCGTATCCTCGACATGGGTCAAAGACTCGGCAGGTACATCACCCATTACCGTAATAACTTTTTTACCCCGGATAAGCGAAATCAACAGATGGTTTTTTCCTATAAACCGCTACCGGGTGCAGAAAAAGCCATATACAGACTTATATCCGACATTACCATCTCCATGAAATCTACTGATTTCTTGAAAATGCCGGAATGCGTGATCAATGAAGTGTCTGTCTATTTAAGTTCAGATGAGCAGTACATTTATGATACCTTCCGCGAGGACATGGTCATAAACCTGAAAACCGATGAAATTGATGCGGTAAATGCGGCTGTTCTTTCCGGCAAACTTCTTCAGATGGCAAACGGCGCTGTCTACGATGAGGATGGTAAAACTCATCACATCCACGACCGCAAACTGGATGCACTTGAGGATTTGATTGAAGGTACAAACGGCAAGCCCGTACTCATTGCTTACTGGTACAACCACGACCTTGAGCGTATCTGTAAGAGGTTTGATGTCAGGCAGATTAAAACATCAAAGGATATTGCAGACTGGAACAGCGGAAATATTCCTGCAGGCGTTATTCACCCCGCTTCTGCCGGTCATGGACTGAACCTTCAAAGCGGCGGCTCAACCCTCATCTGGTTTGGGCTTACTTGGTCGCTTGAACTATATCAGCAGACCAATGCCAGACTTTGGCGGCAGGGTCAGAATGATACGGTGGTCATCCACCACATTGTTGCCAAAGGAACTATTGATGAACAAGTCATGACGGCACTTCGTAAAAAAGAGAAAACTCAGGCCGATTTAATCAATGCAGTCAAAGCAAATCTGACCGGAAGGAGGAAAATCGCATGAATGACACATATGAAAAGCTGGCAAATGCCATCGTCTTACAAGCGGTCAAGGATTACCGCCATGCACTGAAAAGGCTGAATAAACATCCCAATAACGAGAGTGCTTTATCTACAAAACGTGAAGTCGAGCGGTTCTTCCGTTCCGGTTGGTATACATCGCTTACTACTGTTGACCCTGAGATGCTTATTTCCAAACTTAACGAGGAGGTTATATGATGACGGTAAAAGAATATCTCGGACAGGCTTACCGCCTGGACCAGCGCATAAACAGCAAGCTGGAGCAATTAGAATCATTAAACGGCCTTGCCACCAAATGCACATCAACTCTGACCGGCATGCCGAAAAACCCATCTCGCAGCACATCCTTGATGGCAGATGCCGTTGCTAAGATTGTGGATCTGCAAGCCGAAATCAACCGTGACATTGACCTTCTTGTGGATTTGAAATGTGAAATGGTAAGGGTGATTAAAAATGTAGACCATGCCGAATATCAAACCCTACTGGAGCTGCGCTACCTTTGCTTTAAAACCTGGGAGCAGATTGCTGTAGATATGAATTACAGCATAGACAATGTTTACCGCATACACAGGAAAGCCCTCTGTGCGGTAAGCCTTCCAAAAGGTATACAGTAAATTCTACTGTTTTCTACTATGGTCTTTCTGTTACTATATAATCAGCGAAATAGAATAATTTCAAAGCCTTGTGGGAGTAACCCCGCAGGGCTTTTTCTATGCCCAAAAGGAGGTGAACCAATGCCTTACAAACCCAAACGTCCCTGTGCTTATCCCGGCTGCGGTCGGCTTGCAGACAACAAGCAATACTGCGCCGAGCATCAAAAGCTGGTGGACAAACATTACAACCAGCACGAACGTGACCCTGCCTCCAACAGGCGGTACGGCCGTGCATGGAAGCGTATCCGTGACCGTTACATCAAAGCACACCCTCTGTGCGAGGAGTGCGAGAAACAAGGCAGGCTGACTCCTGCCGAGGAGGTACACCACATCCTTCCGCTGTCCAAAGGTGGCGGCAATGAAACAAGCAACCTCATGGCTCTCTGTAAATCCTGTCACTCAAGGATTACTGTCGAGAGTGGTGACCGGTGGGGGCGGTAAAATCGCTACAGCTTTCTTAAGCGGACAGCGGCGTGGGGCGTCGTGTTAAAAAACGCAGTTTCAAACGAGGGAATAGCCCCATCCCGGTAAAGTGAGGTGAAAATATGGCGAAAGACGGGACTAATCGAGGTGGCGCTCGTGTCGGTGCAGGTGCGAAAAAGAAGCCCCTGGCTGATAAAATCGCCGATGGCAATCCTGGCGGCAGGAAACTGACCGTCATGGAATTTAAGGATACAGCAGATTTAAAAGGACTTGAAATGCCTGAACCAAATAAAATACTTGAAGCTATACAAAAAGACGGCAAGGCACTGGTTGCGGGTGAAATATATAGAAACACATGGCAGTGGCTGAACGAACGCGGATGTGCTGCTCTCGTTTCACCGCAGCTTTTAGAACGCTATGCCATGAGCGTAGCTCGTTGGATTCAATGCGAGGAAGCGGTCACTGAATATGGATTTTTAGCAAAGCACCCAACTACGGGTAATGCCATTCAAAGCCCTTATGTAGCGATGGGTCAGAATTACATGAATCAAACCAACCGCCTGTGGATGGAGATATTCCAGATAGTCAAGGAGAACTGCACCGGTGAATACAGCGGCGTTAATCCTCAAGACGATGTCATGGAACGCCTGCTCACAGCAAGGCGAGGAAAATAG